AAAAAGCATTGTCTGACTCTTTTTTTATTCAACATAAACACAAAATAAACACGATGGAACAAGAAAAAATCTTATCCACATTAAGTGAGAAACTTGGAGAAACCAGTTTTTCACCGCAGACATTACAGACGTATGTAGAACTTAATCCCATAGCCGAAGGTTCGGAGCCTGACGAGGCTTATTGGAACAAGGCTGTGAATTTTCTGAAAGGGATGCAAGGACAGTACAACCATGATGTCGCAACCAGAGTTGAGGACTTTAAGAAAAACTATAAGCCCCAACCGACTCCCCCGACACCTCCAACTCCACCGGTACCACCGAAAAACGATGATGAACTGGAGAAGAAACTGAAAGAACTGGAAGCACGTTTAGACGCGGAAGACAGCAAAAAGGTTCAAGCTGATTTGTTGAAGAAGGTTACGGCTGCAATGAAGGCCAAACAAGCGAATGATGATTATGTGTTGAGCAAGACCTTACAAGGGGTAACTTTCGATACCAAGAAAACTGTGGATGAACTGGTTACTGAATTTCTGCCGAAATATGATGCAGAATATAAGGCGTGCAGGGGTTATGGCACCGCCCCAAGAACTACTGACGGTTCAGGTGGAACACAACACAATGCAGCCAGCAGATACTTTGAACGTAAAGGCAAGAAGGAAGGCTGGAAGAAGAATTGAAATTATTAACTCTAAAACAATAAATGTATGGGAACAATGGGTAACACGTTTGATGTGAACACCGTGAAATACGGACATGCCCGTAAAGTGTGGCGTGAAATCCGTCACCGTTATCCGGGCGGTGGTATGGTGAGTAACATTTCCGATTGGGTTGCGGTTGGCAAGATTCCTGCCGGTACAGCAGTGAAGTTTGATCTTTCAGGCAAGACTTTTAAAGCCTATACGGACGAACAGATTAAGGCGGCTGAATCAGATATTACCACTCTTGGTATTAATGGCTATTTGCAAGAAGATGTTCTTGTAGCCAGTGAAAACACGAAGGCCAGTGGGACAGTAGTCTATGCCGGAGAGATTTATCAGTACATGTTTGACGAAAAAGTGGTTGCTATCCTGCAAAAGATTACTACACTTCCTCAAATTGTATGGGTGCAGTAGAAGAATTTGAAAATAACATTTAAAACACGACAATTGTATGAATACACTTCCTATTGATTTGTACAAGGTTATCGAATATGGGCTTGGTGGGGACACTTGGCAAGAATTTATTGACCGTTACAAGGAGAAGTATGACCTACTTCAAATTGATGGTTTTGAATTTGAAGCAACCAAGTTGGATTATACTTTCTCCCAGCTTATTACGAGCCTCGGCGTGAAAACGCTGCCAGCTTACGTTGATCCGGAAAGTCCGGGTTATGAAGCTGCATTGGGAGAACTCGAAGGAAGGACGGGTAATATCCCGACTCAAAAGAAGTTCTACCGTTTGAACCGTGTGACTGTGAGACAACAATTACAGCTGTTGCAACGGGTAGGCATGTCCGCATTGACGGAAGAGATGCAGAATGTGTTCTTGGGCTTGCTTGATGAAAGTGCTGACGGTCTTATCGGATCGTACTACAATGCGCTTACTCACCAGCGAATGAGAATTGTTTCCACGGGTAAGTTCACTATTGATACTGATAACAACCCACGTGGTTTGAAGGGTATCACTATTGACTTTAATATCCCTGAAAACCATTACCAGGTATTGGCCGGCACAAGCCGTTGGTGGACTAAGGATGAACATATTCCGGCAAATCAAGGCTCTGCCTCTGATCCGATTATGGATATAAAGAACAGAGTGAAAGAGATTCGCCGCAAATATCATTATTTGGGCAAGATCAGGATGGAGCTGGCGCAGGACTTGTGGGATGATTTAATGACTCATACTGCGGTTCTTAAACGTATCGGTCATTCTCTCTATCCGACTGTGACGGATGATAGTACGGTTATTGCCAATGCACAGAATGAAGATGAAGACCGCCTGAAAGCCATTTTCAAGAAACTGGTTAAAGTGGATGTAATCGTACCACGTGACAGCTATGCTTTTGTTGACAAGCCCGGTAAGGATGCAGACGGACAGCCTGATCTTATCACTGAACAAGTGGAAAACTTCAAGGCTACCAATATCGCCTTTATACCGGTAGGTCAGATTGGTACAATTCAAGGTGTGGAACCTTTGACTTTGGGATATGAGGCAAACAAGGTTGCTTCTTATGACGGTGGACGTTTGAAACTGACACAGAGAGCCAATCCTGAAACACATTCAATCTATATTGAAAGTGAAGCCGCCCAAATGTGTGTGCCGAGAATGCCGCAGTATATGTTCATTTCTACTGTGACTGTGTAACTCTTAACTTCATGCAAGAATGAGTGAGGAACTTTCTCATACGGAAGATATGACCATTGAAGACTTTTTGAGTGGCGCAACCGCTTATGAAATAGCGGATAACGCCCTCAAAAGGGTTCTTGTCAAGCGGAAAATCGCTTTTGGAACAATGGTAAGTGAACTGACCGAAAGGCAACTTGATCTTGCCACTGCCGATATTTATATGTGGTGTGCAAGCACTCCAAGCAGTAAGAATGATACCGAAGACAGTGACGGGGGATGGAAGCATAAGGAAGGTGGTTGGCAGACCAGCGCATACGACAAGCGGCAACTCCGTGAAATGGCGAAAGAACTGTATGAGAAATGGGATGAAGAAGTTGTAAAGGGCACTAAAATCAGAATAGTCAATTTTTGAGTATGAAAGTAAATAATCCACGGCATCCGCACAAATGTACTGTTTACCGAATTATAGGTGAGGATTCTTTCAGTGATGGTGAGAAGGTGATCTTGTATGAAGGTATATGCCGAAAGGAAGGTAGTACAAATTTGCGGACATTCAAAACCGATAATGTGATAAAGAGCGATTATCTGTTGAGCCTTCCCGGAATTGTTGAAGGAATATTGGCCGGTGATCTGATAGATGTCACGGACAGACAAGGCACTTTCACTCAATGTATGGTTACTGATAGCTATGCCGGAAATTTGGGAACAACTGTGTATTTCAATCTTGCAAAAAATTAACGCATGGATAACCGGAGCAATGAAGTATTGTTTGATGAAGGAATAAGGAAGGCAAAGGAGCTTGTTTCAGGATATATCTTTGATGTCTTGACTAAATGCTGTGAAGAACTTATCCAAGATGCACTTGATAACAAGTCAGGCTTTCGGAATCTTACGGGTAATACAATAACCAGTTATGCGTGCGGATTATTCATGGACGGTAGATTTTCCTATTTCGTTTGTAGTGGAGATTCAATGAAACAACCGGTGAGAGTAAAGCTGACTAAAGGTGAAACATTTGTAGGTGTCAGTTATGATAATCAGAACAGACGTTTTACTGGAACAATAGAAACTGATAAAGGTTATGGCGAAGCATTCTCCTTTGATTTCTTGAAAAGATATAAGTCGGAATCACGTAAAGGATTTGAGATAGTAATGTGCACGGGTACTGAATATTCAACCTATTTGGAGAATGTGTTGAATGCAGATGTTCTGACCGGAACATTTCAAAGGGCACAAAATACATTATTCAAGAACTTTAAACCAATGAAATGATGGGACGGACAGTTTATAGACGTATGGATATATTAAAACAAATCGCTGATGCAGTAACCGGCATTGGTGAAAAGGTTTTCATAACAGATCGTCCGGCTGCTGAACAAAAGGCGATGAAGGACTTTGTTGTTATCCGGTTGCCACAAACTATCCAAGATAAAGGAAGTACCTACCAAGACACTTACTGTCAGATAAACGTTTTTGCGCATGATCGCTCAAACGGTATTGAGAATACAGTCCGTTTGGATGAAATGCAAATGGAAGTGGTTTCAAAATTTCCAATAGTGACGGAATTGTTTTCAGCTGTAAGTCCACGATTGCTTCCCGGAGGAAATGACGGACTCGGTTTTCATTCCTTAATAATACAAGCGAAGCTAATAATAAACAAATGACACAAACTTAAAAAGATACGATTATGGCAGAGATTTCTATTACTACCAAACTGGAAGAGTTAAAGGTGCTCTTTAATCAGATGAAGGAGGTTTATTATGTGTCCAAAGTCAATAGTGACCTCGCAACTTTAGCGGCTTTTGATATGGAGCTGCCGGTACTCTCTGACGGAGTTACATTTGATACCGGAGCTGCCGATGTTTCCAAGATCAAGTTGACAACCGGAGCAACTTGGACTTCTATTGCTAATGCTGGAGATTCCGATATTCAGTTTCAAGTACCTTCCGTGGCAGGAAAGATCAATGACTTGTTACTGAACAAGAAAGCGGAAACGGTGACTATGACTGCTACCATTGATGGTGAGACTTATGAAGGTGAAGGTTACAATATCGAACCGAAGAAAGTAATCGGAGGACTCTTCATGCGTAGTGAAGACCGTCAAACAGCCTTGTTCTTACCGAATGTTGAGGGGTATAGCAACTTCGTCAGCGAGCAGGATAAGCCGGGGTACTTTAATGTATCTGTTTCTCCGTTGAATGATGCTAAGGGTGCCTCTATTTACATTTTACGTAAAAAAGTGTCCGAATAAAAAACTTAGGATATAACACTTTGCAAAATTCATATCAGCGAAAAGGTGGTGAGCTACTTGATACCGGCCACCACCTTTTTTCGTATAAAACACGATAAAATATGACAAAGAAGAATGACATAACACTTCCTACACCGGAGGATGAAAGGCTATTGAATGATGTGTTGGAAGACAGTGTGGACTATGTGGAAGTCCGAGGAAAGAAATATGGTATTTCATGGCTGAAAAGAGGGACTATACGCAAATTCACCAGTACCATGCAGAAATCGGGAAATGATGATAAGATCAGTTGCCAATGTGCAGCCGCTATCATTTTGAACGGATATTGGAAGATCAAGTTCTTCTATCCTTTCTTGTGGCGATGGTTCTTTTATATCAAACAATATGGAGATCATGAGCTGATGAAGGTTATAGCCGTCGGCAAAAAAAAAATTCCAGTGGAAGACTACTTGACTGCTACCATATATCTGACCGCGATGAAGGACACGATGATGACAATGACAAAAGAGGAAGCAGAGCATATCCTTCACGAACCAGCTACGGACAAACGTGGGAAATAGGCAAGTCCTATCCGTGGCTGACAGAGCCTTTGAGAGTATTTGGGATTCCAATAAGCAAGCCCTTGTTTGGTATTTATTGGGTACTTACAAATGCACAAATTGAACTATTGGCAATGGATGTGTCTATTGTGGTTACAGATTGTGACAAGGACAACAAGGAAAAGAAGCACGATACGAAGAACTTCAAATCCCCTTCCGTAAGCGAAATAGAGGATGCTGCCAAACGCTGGAAAGATAAGTATGGCAATGGAGAAACAGCAATTAACATTAATGATTATAAGTAACACAAACACAATAATATATGGCTGATCTCGGTAATTTATATTTTGATATACTGTTCCGTGATAAGACAGCGGAACAACGTAAAAAATTGAAAGCGGAAATCACCAAAGACTTGCAGGCAAAACTTGATGTGGGTTTTGACAAGAAGAAGTTGGTTGGCGATATGAAGACTTTGCTTCAAAGTGAGAAGTTTAAGATCAATGTGGTAGTGGATAAGGCCAGTACCACACAAGCTGTCCGTGCCGCCTTGCAAGCCGCCGGGTTGAATACAAACTTTACAGCAAGTGATTTACGCGCCGCCAAAGCCGCAGCCATTCAAACCAAAGCGGAGGCTTCTGCCGCAGCTGCACGTGAGCTTGCGCGACAAAGAGCCGCCCGTGCCGCCAAAGCGGAACTGGATTTGGCTAATGCCCGTGAGAGATCAGCCAATGCAGCAAGGCGGCACATGACAGCCACTCTCAATATGAATGGAGCAATGAACAGCCAGTTGAGTATTGTCGGACAATTAAGAAATGAATTTTTGGGGCTATACTCCATTTATGCGGCACAAAATTTCTTACGTGCAGTGGTTGATATTGGTGGTGAGTTGGAGAATCAGAAAATTGCAATGGCCTCTATCTTGCAAGATGAAGGCAAAGCTACAACCATATTCAATCAGATTAAGAAACTGGCTGTTGCTTCTCCGTTCGGGGTTATGGACTTGAATCAGTATGCCAAACAACTTTCCGCGTATTCTATACCATACAATGAATTGTATGATACCATGAAAAGGCTGGCTGATATATCAGCCGGTGTAGGTGTTGATATGGGACGTATCATATTGGCCTACGGTCAGATAAAGGCTGCTAAATTCTTGAAAGGAACGGAATTACGACAATTGACGGAAGCGAACATTCCTATGGTGGATAAACTGGCCGAGCGATTCAGCAAGTTGGAAGGCCGCATTGTCAGTGCCGGTGAAGTGCTTGATATGATCTCGAAAAAGAAGGTTACGTTTGAGGATGTAAAAGATGTTCTTTGGGAACTTACGGATGATGGTGGCATGTTTAATAATATGCAGGAAGTTCTTTCAGAATCAGTTAAGTCCAAATGGAAGAACTTGGCTGATGCGATTGACATTATGCTTGGTGATATTGCGGAGTCAATGGGTAGTACATTGAAATGGACTGCCGAAAGCCTTACCACCCTTGCTCAAAATTGGAAAGAAATTGTACCTTTTATAACAGCGGCCACAGCTGCGTTTGGAACATATCGGGTTGCGGTTTATGCAGGATCACGTGCCATGGGAGTGGCAAATGCTACATTAATAAAAGGAACACTCGCAGCTAAACAGAAAACAGCAGCGGATTTAGTGATGGCTTCCAATTACCGCACTTTAACTGCCGCTGAAAAAGGATTGATTGCTTCAAGAAATGCTATGACTACCGCAGAATGGAGGGCATTGGCTGTTAGTGGCGCATTGAACAAAGAACAAGCGTTGAGGTTGATAACACTTGGGAAAATTAAATCAGGTCAGGCAGGACATATTACCCAATTACTTAATATATCAAAAGCTGAACTTCAAGTGGCTATGTCAGCTGGAAAAGCTCGTGTGGCAATGACAATGCTTAGTTATGGAGCCAAACAAGTTTGGACTGCTTTTAAGGGTTTGTTCAATCCATACATGTATTTGTTCGCTGGACTTTTTGCCATTACTGAATTATGGTATAAGTCCGGGCAAAAGGCTGACGAAATGAACGAGCGTATTTCCGAGCTGACAACAAGAGCACAAGACGGTTTCAAGAATTTAACGAAAGAAGCTCAAAAATTTGCTGATGTTGATCCTTTTAAGGCGAATGATGCCTCACTGATTTCTTCTATTGAAGAAATGAAAACAGCATTAAAGGATTATTCTCCAGTTTGGGCAGACACTTTTAATGAAACGTTTAAGACTGATGATGAAGGAAATACGGTTAAAAGCCTTGCAGAACAATATATATTGCTTCGGAATGCTTTGAATGATACAAAAGAGGCTTATAGATTGTTGAATGCCATAAAAGGTACGTCTGAACATGCCAATGAAGCGACTGACGGTTATTTTGATGACAGTTTTCTTGAAAATATCAATGACTACATTGATGCGGAGGAACGGGTAAACAAGATTATTGGCCGCATGTCAGGCAGCTATATCGAGTATTCCACCGCCATGCAGAAAGTTATAGCCAAACATGGTGATTTTGCCAAAGCCGCTTCGGGTAAACCGCTGAAAGAACAGCTATCCATTCTCAAAGAATACCCCAAAGCATTGGCCAGCCTGAATAATGAGTTGCCTTTCACTGGAGGATATAGAGATGATATTTTTCAATTGCGGAAAGCGTGGAAAAACTCTAAGCGTATTTATATGGAAGATGTATTGCCGGATATGAAAGACTTCCTATCTGGGTACAAGTCGAGGCTGAAAGCTGCCGGCTGGGATTTGGAGAATTTGAGTGATGCGCAGAAAATAGCTATCGGTTTGGATATAAGTTCTTTCTTTGATACGTTCGAGAAGATGCCGAAATATATGCGAGACTTCTTTAACGAGAAGACTCTTGAAGAAGAGTTCAATATCAAGATTAATGCTGAATATACAGAAGCCAGTCAAAGTTTTTCTGATTTGCAGAAAAAGTTCAATGAAGCCACAGATGGGCAATTTGAAGCCCAAATAAAGGTTTCCACAGATTCAGAGAAAATCATTGAAGGAATACAAAAAGGATACAAGGAAGCTAAAGAGACAACAAATCAATTGAAGCCGGTATTGATTAAAGCCGGAATAGATTTGTCAGGTATTGGAGCTATTGACTTGTCAAAACTTCCCGACTGGCAGAAGCAAATTGTATCAGATTATAAAAAGGCTTTCGACACAATGCAAGCCGGTGAGAAAGGAGCTAAAGAAATCGGTTTTTCTCTCACTGATCCAAATAAGGATAAGAGCAAAAAGGATGCCTTTGCCGAAAGATTGAAAGAACGGGTAAACTTACTAAAGGAGGCATATTCTGAATATAAGAAGTGGACTGACATTGTTGGAAAGGGAGAAGCTGCCAGCAAGGTTAAAGAATCGGGTATTTTTGATTCCTTATTTAAAGGTAAAGAACCGGTGAATATTGTAAATTATCGGGATGAATTGAATAAGATTCTTAACCAGCTTGACGATAAGACCAAAGAGCGTAGGGAATTGAAAGTTTCTATACGGAAAGTGCTTTTGGATATTGATGCCAACGCTATGAAAGAAGCTTCGGATAAGGCCACAAAGGAACTTGAAAGGTACGTGTCTGATGTTTCAAAGAAATGGGATATATACAAGCAGCTTATCAATGCCGGTGCAAGTAAGAAGGATGCTTCAACTTATGCTTTTGGTTTTTTGACTGATTATGAGAATGAAGCGCAATATTTAATAGATACAGTACAAAAGAAACTCAAAGAAAAGGCTGTTGATCTTCCATTCACTTTGAGTGACGATGAAGCAGAAAGTATATTAGGAGGTAAAGACAGCCCATTATATAAGCAATTTTTTAAGGTGTGGAAGGATGCTAAAGAGGCATTTGAGAAAGATAAGGTAAGTATTGCACTTGATGATACAAAGGTTATTGCCAATGCAAGATCAACGATAGAAAAGATACGAATATTAAGTGAACAGTACGCATCAAAGACTGGATTAAGTGTCGGAAAAAATGGGGAGTTGGTTGGTGATACGTCAGGTCTAAACAATGTTCAGAAGGCTTATCTTGATGAATATAATAAGAAGCTGATTGAATTAAAATCGACCTTATTACAATTGTTACCTGAATGGGAGAAAATATTTGGAGATAAAGAGCAACGTTCATTCTCTGATTTGAAAGAGGCTGAACGTATCGCAAGGGAAATCAAGAATAATGCAAAGGTTTCCTATGATAGCGATGGAAAGCCCAATGGATTTACTTCTTTTTTTACGAAAGATGATGGTAGTATTGAAAATGTTAAGGGTGCTTATTCTTTGTTGGATAAATTGATAAAAGCCATCCCCCAGTTGCAAGATGCACAGTTGGCTGTAAATCCATTCAAAACCTTAGCGAAGAATGTAAAAGAACTTTTTACTTCTGAAAAAGACAGCGACAAACTGGAAAAGAAAATCGGACGGTTGGGAGAAAGTGCCGCTGAAAGTGCTGATCTTGTCGGCAATTTTGCAGGACAGATGTCTTCCATGTTCGATGCTTTGGGCAATGAGGGTATGGCCGACACGATGGGTAATGTGCAGGATGCCATGTCTTCTATAAGCAATATCGGGCAGGGATTCGCCAAAGGTGGAATCGTTGGTGGTATTGCTGCCGCTGCTGGTGAAGCTGTAAATTGGATTGGGAAGATAGCACAAGCGCATGATAAGAAACTCGATAAGGCTATTGAAAAGAGTAAACTTCGTGCTCAACAGTTGCAATATATATACGAACAAATTGACGGTATTCTTGAACGTTTTTTGGGCAGTGGCACGGAACTAAAACTTGTAGATGCAGAAAATGACCGTACCCGGTTGAATCAATTAAATAATCAGATTGGTGCAATACGCAATAAGGGAAAGATCAACATCTTCGATTTGATGTCTTTGCAGAAATATAAGCAGGAAGCGGAAAAACTTCAAAAACGTGTTTCGGCATACGATGAAGGTGGTGCATACGGGTATCAACGTGCCTTGATGCAAGAACAACTTTCAGAATTGGAGAAACAACGGCAAGCCGAAATTGACAAGAAGAAGACGGATGATAGCAAGGTGGCTGATTATGAGAATCAGATTGCGGAGATGAAACAGCAAATAAAGGATTTTGCCGAAGAAACGGCTGAATCTCTTTATGGCATTAATTTGAAAGACTGGGCTTCACAGCTGGGAGATGCCTTGTATGAGGCATGGCAGAAAGGCGAGGATGGTGCCGAAGCTTTCAAAAATAAGGTTGCCGACATTATGGGTGATGTTATGAACTCCATTCTCAAAATAAGTATTTTGGAACCGGCCATGCAACAGCTTCAAAAGATGCTTTTTGGTGAGGATGGAATGAGTGGTTATTTCGGCAAGGATTTCTCTCTTGACGAAAAGGAGTTGGAAAGTATTGCGGACTATCTAATGGGGGTAAGTGAGAAAACCGATGATTACTATTCCATGCTTGACAAACTGAATAACTATATGGAAAAGAAATATGGTATCAGTATGAAGGAAGAGGAAGAAGACAGTGGAAGTGGTTTATCTAAAGGCATACAGAATGTTACTGAAAATACCGCTAACCTTTTGGCTTCTTATATAAATGCAATCCGGGCTGACGTGAGTGTTAAACGGGAGTATGTGCGCAGATTGGTTGAAGAATTGTTCCCGGCCTATAATGTAATAGCACAAGCACAATTACAACAACTGACAATGATACAGATAAATACAGCAAAGAATGTGGAATTTGTGGAAGAAATCAGGGATATACTACATAGGAATATAAACGGTGTAAACAAGTTTAATATATGATTATGAACAGATTGAATAGTGAATTGAGAGGTCATGCCGTATCGTATGGCCTCTGCACACAATGGCAAGGTGACTGGCAAAACAATAAAAGCCAGCAAGAATTGATCGGAATGTATATACGGGGCATTGATTTTTGTATTGAACACGATTATCCGACGGTGGAATATATAAAAGGTAATTTTGACCGGAGCCTGCTTCATCAAAACCTTATTTTTGTTGATGAACCAGTGACCGGAGGCAACAATGGTGTATATGTACTGAACGGTAAATGTTCAGGCAAGCTTTCTTTCGGTAAATTTACAGCCGCTACTCTCCATTTGCGCCATGATAGTGAATTGACTCTTGAAGTGGAAGATTGCGCCAAAGTTTTTGTGAGTGTATATGATCGGGCTAAACTACATGTAAGGCAAAGCGATGTGGCTAAAGTTTATGTATATGTTCATGGTGGAAACTGTAAAATAGAATCCGAAGGCAATGTTATGGTAAGATATAAAAAGAATGGGGACTAACACGTTTTCTGCAATATATTTATTTACAGTCTTTTATATTTCTAAATTATTTGAACGGTATCATAAATTGTAACCAATATCTCGTCACAATACGGTAGATACGTGCATTATTTATATTATGTCTAAATTTTAGAGTAAATATAACTGTTTTTATTTACCGATTCTTACCGTTTGTTACTGATGTTTACCGAATTTATTTTATTGATTTTTAGGTTGTTGTATGGTGAAAATATCGTTTCTATATTTGTGTCGGAAACAATGCTGTTAGGTTCATTTCGTGGTTGTCATGAACTGGAATAAAATATTATAGGGCATTCTCTTTGAGGCAGGCAACCACATTAGGCTTCATCGGGATTTGCCCTTTCTCTTTATTATTATGTCAAGCGTGACTATTATATTAAGGAGGGTTCAGTAGGTACGAGTAATGGCGTATTGGGGTTCGATTCCCTGCCTACTACAAGATCGGACAAAATAATTCCCCAAAAGCGGAGATGTCCGAGCCGCTGATGGGGAAAACATTAACTTTATAGTGCAAAGATATGGAAAATTTTAATCAGTTAATACCTATTGATGAGGGAAAAGGTAAAAAAAGAACAATGACCTCCTTACAGATTGCAGAAATTACGGGCAAAACTCATTCAAATGTAATGCGAGATATTCGCAATATCCTTGAACAACTGGAAGATAGACGACAATTCAGTTTTGAATTATCATCAAGACCTCAACCTATGCCAAACGGTGGAAGCAAAGAAGTGTCTTGTTACATTCTCACCAAAAAGGATTGTCTTCTTCTCGCAAGTGGTTATGATGCAAACTTACGAGCCAAAATTATTAATCGTTGGGAAGAACTTGAAGAAAACAAGCGTGAACTTTCCCGTAAAAGGGAGAAATCTTTGTTAAGTAAAATCTAAATTTATAATATGAAAACAAATCAAGAAATGGTGCGATACATTGATAGTTTTTCTGTGGTTCAGCGCACGAGTGATGGTTATTTTGACGGAACTGAATTGCTTCGGCAGTGGAATAATGTAGAAGGGAATCCGAGAAGGCAAATGAGTAAATTCTTAGAATCTGATAATACATCAGAGTTTTTGAAAGCTCTTGCAGAGGATGAAAGCCATAGAGCAAAAATGCTCATTGGTGAAAATCAACTACTTATAAAAGTTAAGGGTAGAAATACGAAAGAAGGCAAAACACCCGATAAAGTTTGGATGAATCCGCTTCTGTTTATCAAATTTGCTATGTGGATAAATCCGGCTTTTGAAGTCAAAGTATTACGGTTTGTGTACGATGAAATGATTCGCTATCGAAACGATGCCGGGGATGCTTACAAAGAACTTGGCTCTGCCGTTCAGAAGATAGTTCCTAAAGAGTTTATGCCGAAAGCAATGCAAAAGGTTGGGGAAGCATTGAATTGGGTTGTGTTTAACTCACATGAGAAAATGCTTCGCAACAAGCAGGGTGATGAAAGCAAACAACGCGAACTGTGGCAGCTTGAAAAGAAGGTGGCTGATTTAATCAACGAGGGATTCATTACCAACTTCGATAATTTAATATCATACCTTAGAAAACAATATTCAAAAAGGAACTATCCTGCCGTGTTCCAATTACAGCAAGAAAATACAAATTTTATCCACTATAAATAATAAATCAATATGGAATTAGTAGAATTTATGAGCAACAAAGAATGCGTTGTAGAAACATTCAAAGTAAATGGTCTTATTGCAAAAGACAATACGGTAACAGAGAAAGGTTTAATGGCTATACAGTTCTATTTAGATATGATAGAGCAAAAGAAGCCAGAATTAGAAAATTGTCAAACGGCTTATATGTCATGTAGTGAGGTGGAGGAATGGGAAAAGAAAAACGCTGCGGCTTCGGTAAGTTTTGACAGCGGAGGGGTAGTCGAGTTTCTCCCGATAGAAATGTTCTCAAAAGATGCTAAAATAGAAAAGGGAGGTGGCATAAAAGGTATGCTTATTTCAATGTGCGATTGCGCATGTGAAGATGAAATATCCGAAATAGTATCTTCAAATGATGAAATTCGTAAATTGAGAGATGCGCTTAACAAATATCTCGAAAGCTGAATACTTTTGGCTAAGAGTGGCAAAATGCACAAAATAAAATTGGGCTGACTTTGGAGCCAGCCTAATTATAATTTATACGCGAAAACATTAGCCAGATTATGTTAGCTCAATATTTAATGGTAGTCAGCGTTAAAAGACGTACTAATATCTTTATATTTAGAATATAATTTGATTTTATAAATATTATATGTTCCACGACCATTAAGTATAGACTTATCTACGCTTTTATTTGCGGATTTAAATATAAAATAATAATTACCATAAGGGATTGTAGTTTTATATTTTCCCGTATTGTCAATCGTACAACTATATTTTACTTTATTTGATTTGAGAATATCAACCAAACATATAGCTAATTCACCTTCTCTCCTAATTTGTTCTTCAGCGGAAATGTAAAAGTCATATTCTTTTAATTTGGCTATTGCTTGTTCTTGCCCAACAAGTTCTTTCCATTTGATGTATTGTAACAAAGATTCATACCCCATTTGTATAGAGTCATTTTTTAATTCAATATCTTGTTTGAAATATTTACATGGTATAATATATAATTTTGCACCAATATCGGCTTTCGTACCTGAACCATTGTCGTAAGTTACAAGCCCATTTACAGATGAATAACTAATCTGTTTGTTCTGCGAATAGGAAGTAAAACACATAATAGTATAAAGCAAAAAGAATAATATATTTTTTTTCATTTCTTATGTAATTTATTTAATAAATATTTTATGTCATTCTTGAATCTTTTTATATTAAAACGATTTTCGGGAAAATCGACATAGAAGAAAAATAGCCATGTTGAAAATGGTAGTATGACTACATAAAATATAATCCAATGCCACCCAGTAACACTAAAGCAGATCAGAAGAATCACTACTATCCAAACTAAAACTCCTAACATATAATAACCTCTTTTATAATTAAATACAAAAGTATTAATAAATAAAATTATGACAAATGATATTTTTTATGTTTTTCAACATACACGTGGAAGCAAGTTAGGGGTTGAGTATAATAATCTACTAAAAAATGCTTTTATGGCATTATTTTCTATGATTATATAGAAAATACAATTATATTTGCGTTGAAATAAGATTAAAGTATAAGGCCATAGAGCTTGTTGTGGAGACTAAATATCTCTGCGGCAAGCTCTTTTTTAATATATGTATATGAACGAACCGTATTCTATTTTGATGCAGAAAACTACCGAGAATGCTCCAGTCAAAGACAGCTTGGCGCATTTTGGAATTGTGTGCACAGAATTTCCGTTCAAGCCGGGTGGGGAAACGAAAGATTTACCCAAACGGGATTGGCCGGATGAAGACGGTGAAGATACTTACATACCCGATAAGCTGCTATTAAAGGCATACGACTTGGAAGCCGAGATGTGCTATAAGGGAGATTTGGGTACTGCATACGATAAAATTATGGCCTTTCAAAACTATCTCACGGGAGAAAATGGTGACGGTGCCACCTTGAAAATATATAACTCGCACACGGGTATCGGGCGGCAAGGACTTTACTTACTGGAGGTTGGAGATTTTGAATTTAATAAGTCCAATATGGATGAAGTCTTGACCTTCCCGGTAAAATTCAGAGTAACTGATCCTCGAACTCAAATAATCCCCTCGTATAGTGTTGCGGAACCGACAAAGATAGTTGCATTGGTTGAAAAAGTATAGCTGTATGGCATGGAAGGTTTATGATAAAACTGGCAATACGGTACGTTGTACACTGAAAGGTTTGGAGTATAATGGTACATGGATGGGTGCATGTTTTGTGACAAGCACTCTGAAAAGTGCCGTACCCATTCTTTTTGAGATAGGTGACTATGTTATGTACCGTGGTGAGAAGTTTGAGATAAACTATGATCCTACGGCATTAAAAAAGGCGGCAAGAAAAACTTCGGGAGAAGCGTTTGTCTATGATAACGTAAAGTTCAACTGGCCGGGAGATGAATTGACGCGATGTGATTTTCTTGATTATGTGAAAAGTGATAATCAGATACACTTCACTTCTTTGCCTAAGTTCAGTTTCTTCGCTTCGTCTATACAAGATTTGGCAGACCGTGTTCAAGTAAATCTTGACCGTATATATACTGGAGCACAAAAATGGACGGTTGCCGTACACCCTGAATATGTGAGCACTACCAATGTAAACATTGATGTGAACAATATAAAGGTATGGGGTGCATTGGAGTTGTTCAATTCAAAATTTGGTGCGAACTTTGTTATTCGTGGCCGAACAATAACAATCGGTACTGCCGGTATTGCTGTGGGCAATATTTTCAAGTATGGACGTGGAAACGGTTTGTACGAAATTCAACGTACAGCCGATGCGGATCAACAGATTATTACGCGATTGCGTGCATACGGTAGTACAAGAAATATGCCTAACCGGTATTATAATAAGCTCTCAAACAGTTCTCTTACCAATTATTTGCCGAATAACATGGCCGTGGAAAATCTGATGTTACCTGATTTTCCTAAGACAACGCTTGATCCATATATTGACAGCAAGAATATTGCTGTGCTTGGCATTCGGGAAGGGAGTGTTTATTTTGACGGTACCGGTGATTTGGAAGAAATATGTCCTTCAATGGAAGGTATGACCGCCGAACAGTTGAAAGATGCAGGTATTTATGTATCATTGGATGCCGGGGATAATGGCAATCTTGACGAAGTGGCTGATGCCGAACAACTGACAGATGATGGTACAATGGATAGCCTGAAGGAAGGTGAAGATGTCCCACCTTTTACAATAACGCTAAAAGATGTTGGTTTCAATATAAACGATTACCTGACTTCTGAAACAGCCACCATTAGCATGAAAAACGGCATGTGTGGTGGCCGGGATTTTGAAATAACCAAATGTGAGAAGAAGGGCAATAAATATGTGCTGACTTGTAACCGTGTATATGATGAAAGTCTGAAATTATATTTCCCATACAAGGATTACAATATAAAGTCCGGTGACAAGTTTGTCCTGCTTTATATTGATATGCCGGACGTTTATATTCAGGCCGCTTCACAACGGTTGCTTGCTACCGCGAAAAAATATCTTGCAAAGAATGACTATGTGCGCTATTCGTATGAACCGAAGGTGGATGATATTTTCATGGCACGCCAACATGATGAGGCTGTTGCAAGGGGGGAAGCAAGCATACATGATACTTTGAAAGAAGGGGACTTGATGCTATTCACTGATAGCGATCTTGGTATTGAAGGCAGCATCATTATTGATACCCTTATTATCAAAGAGGGAGAAGATATGATACCGAAGTACACTATGACACTTCGGGAGGAAAAGGCTGTTGGATCGCTTGAAAAAATCCAAAATCAGATAGACTCTATTGCAGGTGGTGGGCAGGGAACCGGCGGCTTGAATACCCAACAGATACAGTCTATCATCCGTTCACTGGGCAATCAGCTTTTTCTTTCGCGCACCCACAATGATACGGCAGCTGGGCTTATCGGCTTCTTAGCCGGTGCTATCTTTGGTGCAAGCGGTTTTGCAGAGGGTTTGACCGGCTTTGGGGCGAAAATAGACAGCATGGGACGTGGGTATATGGAAAGCCTCACGTTACGCAGGTTTTTAGAGGTGCCGGAATTGCGTTTTAACCGTGCTGAAATTGTGCTTGGTGACAAATGGCGTTCTCCCGGTGCTGGAATTATAGAGAGTGTTGAGCCTGATTATGATGCTGATGGTAACTTGCTACGTTCCGGGACAATAAGTTTGAAATTACAAGACGGTGAAATAGGTGCTGTGGCTGTGGATGATATTTGCATGGGGTATTTCCATGACTATGAAACGCCGGGGAATAATGCGGTATCTGATATAGATGATAGCCGTGGCAACCGTATGTTTGCCGGTTTCTGTACAATCTATTATCGTATTACAGAAATATTGGATGCCGGAACAAACAAAAGGTTTCGCTATGTGCTTCGTGGTGTTTCTGATCGTTGGCAATATTCTTTCCATCCGTGTGAGGCTTTGCATTTTGTCGCTTATGGCAACTTTACAAACAAGGAACGCCAGACTTCCGCTTATGAGACGAGGACATACCGCCGTTTCTTGGTAGGGGTAAATGACTGGGAGTTTACAAAGAGTATGGTTGCAATGCAGGATGGGGATTTGAGCAATCTCAACATCTTCGGGTTGGATATGACCGGTTATTCTGCTTATCTGAATAACATTTATATGACCGGCACAATCGAACAGTTACAGATAGATGCACCGGTACACATTGAGATTGATACGCAAGGTGACAATTTTCTTGCTTATGGTGAATCAATGGAAATTACTTGCAAGGTCTTTAAAGGTTGGGAGGATATTACAGACACAGTTAGACAATGGGCTATCCGAAGGGATAGTGGAGATACCGCCGATGATGAAGCTTGGAATATCAAGCATAAGGATTTCAACGGTTCAATAACGATACATAACACAAAGGAAATTAGTGATTTAGGAAATAATTCAGTAACAGTGGTAAGTACCTTGTTTACCATAACGGCAACAAATGATACTGCATCAGTAGAAGCAATTGTGACGATATGATAGAGAGTGAAAAGAAAAGAATCAGAAAAGAGTTTCAACCGCTTACGATTGCAGTAAGCTTGAAGATAATGACACCGAACAGTCCGGCCAATCAGGTCTATAATCCGGTGGCAAATGAATATGATCCTGACCGTGGGGTTACTCCACTGGTGATTTTACCGGAAGTCATAGCGAATGCCGCTGACGGTAGCTGGGATATGCCTTATGTTAATTCTTTGTTGGCAGAAATGAACTGGTTTGCTAATGGAGAGAATATTTCTGCAATCAGTTCATGGAATGGGAAGTACAGTATAGATACGGTTGGAGATACACGCGGTGCCATTACCATAAGCAGAAATGTGGCTCCGGGTGAAAGTTTTGAGTTGTATTTTGAAGGTCTGATAGCTGATACCCGGCTTGGGGTGAATATTCCCGTTAAGACTGACTCTATCATGTTGACAACGGTAGATAAGAGTGAAGATACCTACGGTTTGTCTATTGGGGATAGTCAGATAATCCAGTACAATCCATTTCTTGACAAGCTTTTGTTGTATGATTACAAGGTAGCCAACAATTTGATTTCCGCATCTACGGCCAATAGGAATGCAGCTTTGGATGAAAATTCATACGAGCGCACCATTCCACTTATGGTAACAAAGGGAGTGAATAAAATAACTACCGGATATACAATTGAACTTTATCAGGTGAACAGCATATCAAGTCAAACAATGCTGACTACCGCAAACCATGAAATAGTGGCTTTGTCCTTAACCAGCCTGATAATGGACTTGCGTTTGGTCGAGAAGGGGGATTACTTGCTGTTGGTGAAGGTTGGTGGAAAGGAGGTTGCAAGACAGCAATTCTCCGTCAATCGTGTTTATCCAAAATTTACGTGCATACCGGCAAGTCAGGCTTCCATCAATCCTGATGAAATCCTGCATAGGAATATAGCTATGGTACAGTGGAATGGAGAAATTGTGCCGATACCGGCACCGATTATCCGCATGGTATGGTTTACGGACAGTGCAAATAAGACCGGGGTACAATGGCAGGAGGGGGAAAAAACTGTGATAATGTTGGATGGAACCGGTATTGGTGAAACTTATCTTGACGATTGGTTGGACGTGTACATTAAGGCCGAGCAAAAAAAGGCTTTCTCTGTATTGACTGATGGGACAAATGAATATACGGACAGTAACGGGAACATATATATAAATAATTGATATGAGGTATGTTGTAGCAAATAAGGAAAAGGCTTTGGATGCCGGGGTTCTGTTGTTGGGGCACTTGGTAAAGGGAGAATCCATCATCTTGAATGAAAAGGAGGTAATGTGCCTGCCTTCTCTTGATGGAGAACTGGAAGATAGAATACTGTTGTTGGACGGTATCGTTTATACTAATACAAGCATGAATCAAATTATATCAGAAGGAGGTTGGGAATATGGCAGAAAATTATAGTGCCCAAAATAGCATCACGATTAAACGTCTTCGTTCCAATGACAGCCTGATGCTGACTTTTGAAAATAATGGCATTCCATTGTTTCAGGCCGTAGATGAAGAAAGTGGGGCTGTCTCTCCTGATTGGAGTATAGCTGCGAATCAGCCGGTACGGACACCCAAAGTAACTTCGGCACGTGGGTTGGCGGTCAGTTTGTCTGGTCATAGTTGGGCTTACAATGGAGTGGCTTTAAATTTTAACGGTGCGGAAAGTGGAGGTTGGAAAAAAGACAGTACGGGCAAATTCTCTTTGAATACCAGTACCGGTGCCATTAAAATTGTCGGAAACTTGGCAAGCAAAACGAATATTGCAGGAGATACATTGACTTATTCATGTGTCGCTTCTACGGCAGGTGTTGAGTATAATTTGACCGGGGAACTGCCTATTGCCATTCAGAATATGGGAGCCAGCTCTTACTATCTTGCTATTCTTGCAAGTACCGAACAGTTAACAAGCAAAGTAACAAGTTGTACTCTGACTACCAAGCTGTATGCCGGTGCCAATGCCATTACCGATTACTATATAAAATGGTATAAGGACACGGCGGCTTGGACTGATAAGAACGGACAGAAAAGTGTAACTGTTACCCGTGGTGATGTGGACGGTACCCAGTTATTCATAGCAGAAGTTTATCAGTCTTCAAGTGCTTCACAACCGATAGCACGTGCCGGGGTACGTATCATTGATACGGCAGATGAATTTCAAATTGTATGTTATATAACTTCTTCCAACAAAGAGGTTGATACCGGACAACCCGTTACAGTAAGTGCCAAGATTGTAAATATGACTACGGGGTCAACTTATACTCCTACTTCCGCATCGTGGACTATGGATGTGATGGATAAGGAAAACTGGAAGAGTTTGAAACATTCTACAACAAATTCTATATCTGTAACAACAACGGAAACTGACAGAAACGGGACTCAATATGATGTTGATGTTTTGGCAGAATGTCATTTTAATTAACATAAAAACAAAATAATATTATGGCAACTAAAGGATTAGGAAATGAAACATTGGTGACCTCCATTCTGCGTTCCAATACAGTATTGGTGGAAGTTGGTGGTAGTGTCAGACGCATTACCGTGGAAAACTTCATGAATGCTATTAATAATGGTGACGAACAAATGTTGAGGCAGGTGGCTTGGGGGATTCCAATCAAACAATCAACCCAAAGTAGCACGAACTATGGTGTGATAGGTAATACAGCCGCATGGACAGAATACAAGTTGTATTGTGGCCGTTATCTCGTAACGAATGATGGAAGGGCTGCTAAAATGTCCCCTACCAATAGTGCGGTGTTTGCTGATGGTACTGCGGTGGATGAAACCAAAGGGCATGTGATGTGGATAGGGCCACGTTTGTATTATCGTGTACAGACTGACAGTGTAAGTGGTGTACCAGTCTTATGGCTCTCGATGCTACCTATTGGCGGTGAGTTTATTGGTGGGGCAAATGGTGGAATGTATAACTGTATCGGTGCATACAAAGGCTCCATGTCAGGTAGCGCACTTGTTTCACGTTCAGGAGTTGCACCGGCAGGCAGCAAGACAATCAACGCATTTTGGAATGCTGCACAAGTGAACGGTAAGGAATGGGGACTGACCGATTACGATCAGAGAAAGCTTATTATGATGTTGGGGCTGTCCCAGTACGGAGATACCAATATTCAAGCCAAACTTGGTTATGGTGTGGGTGGTAGCTCCAGTAAAGACTTGTGGGCTGCTGCGGCAGCATTGCAAACTGGCGCAACAAAGAGTCTCGGTGACAATTGGGGCAAAATAGCTATTTCTGTGGTGAATGGAAGTAATACTGGAGTGGATTGTTCACGGGTGAACATGATGGGTATAGAAGATCCTTATGGGTGGCAGTGGGAATTTCTGCAAGGAGTATTTTGCGGTAGTTCCAACAATAGTGCTCAAAGTGGAAAGGAATTTTTCATTTACAAAGGAAACCGTTTACCGACTACTGCTGAATTAGCTGCGCATCCAAATGGTGAATACAGACAAGCTACCCGTCAGACAGCTTCCGGTCAAGTGCAGGAAATAATTCTTGGGGAGCATTTTGATATTTTCCCGAAAAAGATTGGTGGAAACAGCACTTCTTATTGGGCTGATTATTCATGGGCAAACACTACTGGGCAGCTGGTTCTTTGGGGCGGTAGTGCGTATTACGGTGCGAATTGCGGCCTCGCTTCTGCGATCTCGTATGACGTTTGGTCGTACTCGAATGCGAATTTCGGCTCTCGCCTTGCGTATTTTGGGAATTTAACATTTGTTAGCGGTGCATCTTTGATGGCTGCATAATAGATTTTGAAATATTAGTTCTTTGAATTTCAATTAATTAAAACCCGTCCACCTTCTCGTTTTACGGCAAAGGATAACGGGACGAAAGCCGAAAGGCGTGGACGGTTGGCAGAGGGGAACAAGAGCTGGTTCTTTGGGGCGGTAATGCGAATAACGGTGC